GTGCCCCACGGCGCTGTTGCAGAATTGCAACAAGGGGGCTGGTATTTTTTATTTTTCCGCAACAGGCACTGTCCATTCACTGATGTCACCTTTGCTGATGCTGAACGGCTGATACGTCTTTGTTCTGCGCAATGTATCACAGTATCTGCACAGCTCACACGGCTTGTGTAGGAACGCTTCTATCTCCGGCCCATCGTGATTGAATATATCAATGCTCAAGTCCTCTGGTGTCATCCCCCAATCAAGACCGAAGTGATCCCAGAAGTCATGGATAGTTCCGGCAATGCAGCAAGGATAAAATCTGCCGTCCATGTAGTAGTACCAATTGTTGATACGTATATCACAGAAGAAGTGCATCAGGTCAGCATCCTGGCTTCCTGTCGGATCTAACGATATATTGTACAGACTTCCTTTCTCGTGCAGCGTGTTTGCCACATCACGATTCTGTTTGTCCAGATGATATTCACTTATCGTCACGTTGATATGTAATGACCGCAGCTCCGCTTCATGCGGTATCAGCCTGTCACCAAGTATTCCGTTTGTAACAAGTGCGATATGCGAATGCGGAAAATACTTTCGTGCTATGCGACAGTACTCCATGAAGTCAGGATTCAGCAACGGCTCACCGCCCATCAAACGAATGACGCCGATCTCTTCTATCTCCGACAGCCGTTTGAATTCTCTTTCAAACTCTCCAAGGTCTTTGTGTTTCGGTTTAGCAAAGACGGAGAAGTGTGAACACCCTCGGCACTTCAGGTTGCATGCTTCAGTGATGTGCGTTTCAAAGTACGGTATCATCGTACATCACCACCTTGCCGTTCTCATTTACCTTGTAGCGTCTGCCGGATTTCTCGGCATACATTTCGTCATGAACATCTGCGTGACACTTACGGCACAAAGCCTGTAGGTTATCCCAATTAAGTGACAGATTAAAGTCAGTTATGTTGTCCTTTGTCAGCGGTACGATGTGGTGTACAACATCGGCAGATGCGATGATGCCACGCTTCAGGCACCGTTCACACAGACCGCCTACGCTTTGCTTATAGCTCCGTCTTGTTTTTTTCCACGCCTGGCTGTTATAGAAGCCTGTGTCCTTACCCAGCTGCGACATCTTTACGCCTCACCCAGAAGTGTATCGTTCCGTCTGTCAGCTTGATAGCGTGTTCTCTTACTTCAAGCACTTCGTAAGTTCTGCCTTTGTACTCTGCTGTTACCCACGGATCTGGTACTGTTGCTTTTGGTTTTCGTGTTGTTGTTTTCTTTGTTTTCTGTTCTGCCATTTGTTTTGCCTCCGTTTCTTTGCAATGCAAAAGGCCCACCGATCTGGTGAGCCTCATGCCCTGAACAACCGTCAAAGTTTTCTAAAGAGGATTGATGAATCTTTTGTGTAGCAGAAGAAATGAGTAAATATGATTTCTCTTTGCTTCTTTGACAGTTTACCTTATATCATAGAAATATACTGACATACAATGACATTTATAAAATAAATCGTATTTGAGCCATCTCATCTTCAAGCCTTTGCTTTGCTTGTTTATAATATTCTTCGTCTATTTCAAATCCCACATAATCAAAGCCAAGATCATAACAAGCTATTAAACTTGATGCGCTTCCTACGTGAGTATCAAGTATTTTATCTCCTTGCTTTGCGTAGTTGGTTAGTATCCACTTGTAGAGTGCAACAGGTTTCTGTGTCGGATGGAATCTCCCCTCCTGACCAACAGCTGAATAGTCAAACACCTTTGCGTTCTGTTGGAATGACATCCATGCGTACTCTGCCATTGCCATAGTAAACTGTTGCGGTACATTTGTTTTGCGCCAAACCAGAAAACCTCGTGTTGGTGGTAAATGGAAATAATTCCCCCCCCCAGATTATCTGGTTGCGTGAGATGCGGAATAACTCTTTGAAGTAGTCATCACCTGGCGCAACATCCCACGCTACGATTTTTTTCCGAATTTCGTTGCCCATGTTCCGCCCGTTCTTGATGGACCACCCCCCCATCTTGCTCCATGCACCGGCATTGTGGAGTTGGTGGATTGATGTACCTCTGGAAACGCTCTCCGAATCTCGTTCCGTTCTGCCAAGTACCCCCCCCATCACCATACGGTGGATCTACAATTGCAAGGTCAAAGTATTTGTCAGGAAACTCTTTCATCCCCTCCATGCAATCCATGTTGTAAAAACCGAAGTCAAGCATCGTGTAATACCTCCTGAAACTCAGCCAATGCACTTCCATGCAGCCTGTAGCAATGCCTCCAAGTTATATCCATTTCAACCGCAATGCGTTCCCACGATTTGCATTCTATGTACCGCTTCTGCAGCAACAGCTGATGCTTGTGGCTTTTCAGCTTGCCAAGCAAGGTGATAATACGCATCCTACGAATATACAGACCTGACATCTCATCCAGCATCGTTTTTTCAAGATCAGCCATGACCGACACGATACGTGACAGTTTATCATCGGTTGCTGTGCCTTTTGGCATACCGTCAATATTTATGCTGACGGATTCAGCCTCGGTACGCAATCTATTGATTTCCGATTGCAGCACGTTGATACGTGTCTGTATTTGTTTATAACTTTCAAGATATTCCTTTGCTACCATATAAAGCTCCTATGTGATGTTCATTTCCGTTCTCATCCTTTACGATACAGCAGAAGCACTGTCTGCACTTTTCTCTGCATTTCCAATGAACGCCAGGCCGGATGAATCCTTTTTCCTTTGACCGCTTCATCGGTATGTCGCATCGGTGGTCAATAATCTGTGGTGCTTTAGCCATTAGTGTTCTCCTCACCTCTTCCGTCACAATCATCTCCATACCGTGGACAATCAGTGCAATCGTCAAACAGTTCGCAGAAAGTCACTACGTCAAAGATAATGTCAACTACTTTGCTCATTCTTCTTTCCTTTCTCCGCTTGAACAATAATCGTCATCATTTACAGAGTGCTTGTATTCGTGACACCACCCGTACTGTGTTGTGATTCCCTCTACGATGTAATGCTGGCAATCCTTACACCGCACCAATTCGCCTTGCCACTCTGCCACAATTCGCACTTCATCTCCAGCAAGTTCTGTGTCAATGTGTAAAATTCTGTCTTGTGGTAATCTCATTTTGTTTCCTCCATTCTCGCTCCGCACGATGGACAGTATTGCCAAGTGTTTCCGTGTACCTTACCGCATACAGAACATACAACACCATCGTCATCGTATTCTTCTATCCACTCCCCACTCGGTCTGTCGGCTGATGGTAGTGCGTTGATTCTGTCAAGCATTTTCTGTCCGTCATCATATCCCTTGAATCCATCATCGTTAAAATGGTCTTGTACCGCACCCATCGCATCGGCTCTGCTGATTAGGTCGCTATCGGCTTCCACTGTTGGTGCGTTGTCAATTAACTCTTCTACATCATTACACAATGCTGCGGAATAATCGTAGCAAGTCAACATTTTTTCTTTGAGTGCATCAGCATCAATTAGTCTTGTCATATATATCACCTCACTCCGTCACGTGCAGCTCACATCTGCAAGGCATCACCCACGCATCACCGTCAATGATTGCAAGATCACCAGACCGCTGATGTACGCATGATATGCCCTCCTCGTTAGAACGGATCTGAGCACAGATGTTATCTTCTATACGCCTGTACACTTCGTCATCGTAGATGAAGAAGTCACTTGGCCATAAGTCACGCAAACGCTTTTCGTAGTCAGGTCTTTCGTCTGTAATTGCCAGCATCACACAGCCTCCTCATCAAGCACAAGGCTTATATCATCTATAGTTCCGGCAAATCCGAAGCCGTCAGGAATCTCGGTCTTTGGTGTATTCTCTTCAGCTGTAAGGCGGTCAAACTCTTCTGCCGTTATTTCTTCTATGACACCAAGTCTTGACCGTTCTTCTTGCTTTCCGTGTTCTACGCCCTCTTTGAAGATTCTGTACAGTTCTTCCTCATGCTGAATGTCCTTGTTCAGCTTTTCTTTTGTTTCTCCGTACACTACGCCTCTGTAGTACTGTTCATCAAACTCTTTTGATGTTTCTGCCACAGCCTCTTTGATTAAAGGCATAAGCATGTTCTTTAACCATTCACTCATCTTTCAAATCCTCCTTGTAAAGTTCATACGCTTTGTACAGTTTCACCCACTGTTCAAACTCCATTGTGACGAGATCCGCACAGTAGTTCTTCTTGTGGATAACCACAGGCAGCTCTCCGTACCTCGCATCGTGTTTGGCCTGTGCCATAGCGTCATACAAGTTCAGCCGTTCTACAGCCTTGCACTCTATGTGTATGTACGGCACACCTGTCACATCTGCGTCACCATTAGCACCACAGTACTGTTGACCTCGCCTTGCTTCATAGCCGTGTTCCTTGAATAGTCCGGCTACGTGTCTTTCATAGACCTTGCCTTTGTTTCTGCTGTTAACCATAACTAAAAAGGAATATCTTCATTCGTCAGTGCGGTAAACTGTGATTCAACAGGAACGTCAACATGGTCAGCTGTTTCCTGGTACTCGGTGATCTGCCACAGAACGAAGTTTCCATCCTTGCCCTTTCCCACTGTCGGAAAAGCCTTGAATGAAATCTCGGTCTTGTTGTTGACCTTGATGCCGGACTTGAAGCGGATAGGCTGTTTTGCGTTATCCCATCCATCACCGTCCTGTTTTTTAGATCCTACGCTCAACGAATAATATCTTTTACCGTTGTACTCGTTTGCCCAGACGATAGCTGTTCCCTCAATCGTTACTTTCATTATTCAACTCCTTTAGTACCTGTTCCGATTTGATTTTGATTCTTTCCTTACGAGAAGAAGCGTCTCTATAATTTAAAGAATCATAATCATTCTTTACTTTCTTTACATTCTTTACATTATTGTTTGTGTCCATTTGTTGTTCATTTGTTGTCCATTTGTTGTTCATTTGTTGTCCATTTTGCTGTTTACTTTTGGAATCTAAACCTTGATAAAACCGCCAATTTCTAACGGTTATGACGGAAAATTTGTTGTTCGTTTTGATGTTCAAATTTCCTAACGATTTCAGTTTAGAAATGTAACGATGTGTTGTTGACTCCGGCATCTTCAGTTCCTCACTCGCAGCCTTTCTTCCGTAGATGAATTGCCCTGGTTTTAAATGCACCATCTGCATACCAACGAGCTGATCGTGTTCCTTGTGAGAAGCCTTGCACAGACACCAAATCCAAACTTTCAACAGCCTCGGATTCTCAAACACACTTGATGTAAGAATGCTTCTATTCAGTTTCAGCCAGTTCTTTGTGCTGTTCTTCATCACTGTTCGTCTTTCTGCTCTTCTTTCTTCTTTAACATAATCAGGCATTTACCATAATCCTGTGCTGTCATCTTATCTATGGAATCAATATTGAAATATCCACAGATGTCATTGATGTCACTTCCGACCTTGTTGGCAAGTTCCGTAAGCGTCTTGACCTTGCTCTTCTTTATCGGCTCACTTGCTTCTTGCTGAAGCTGTGCGTTTGACAGTTCTTCAGCCGAACATACCGAAGTGTCAATACCGAATCCAGCCATGCCGAGCGCTCTTCCTACCGCCGAAGTTTCACAGTTTTCAATATAGGAAGTCTTGTTGATGAACGATGACGATTCTTTTTCGTAAGCTGTGCCTGTACCAAGATGCACCTCATCAGTATTGCCGTCTTTATCAAGCACTGTGTATCCACAGTTTGCGACAATCACGCACATACCATCCTCAATATAACTGATTCTTGTTTTGATGTAGCCGTCTGGATATACCATGCGGAACGCCTTGATGCGCTGATTGACTTCGGCATATTCCTTGCCTTTGATGTTGGTTGTTGTGATCTGCTCGTTGGCTTTCTGCAAATCTTTGAAAGTTGCCATTTCACTCCTCCTCTCTGTATATCGCTTCTTCGTCATTATCGTATTCGCAATCCCATCTGGAATCGTATTTTGTCCTGTCCTCTTCACATTCACCGCAGCCGTCACATTCTATGCTCGGTGCGAATACACATGTGTATGCCATTAGCGGTCACCTATTGAATAGCGCATATAATGAACACGTTCTCCGTATCTGTTGTTTGTGTACACCATCTCTCTATCTATCGGTGTGCCGGATTTCTGTATGTCGCAGATCCGTGAAGCAAGACGCATCACGCCCAGGTCAGCAAATGCCTCCATCGGTGAAATGCTGCCAAACTGTTCCATGTAATCTATGATACGTTCACATTGTGTTGCCATTGATTGCTCCTTTCTCTGTGGGCAATGCTGTTGCACGATAAATTGCCTTGTTAGTGTGGTGTGTATGCGTTGTGTAGTTGTTTCTACTTCAGTATTAATTAATGTTGTAATTTGGTGGTTAATTAGGACGCATCACCCACAGTATCATCGTATAGTGATAGCTTCTACTACTACTGTATAGTCACGCTTCAGCAAGGGTTGTGAGCTGAAGCGGTACTAACTACATTGGATAACACTGAACAGCCATTGCGAACAATGCACCCCAGAACAAAGCACCAATGCCTATCATTCTTGCGTAGTCTGCTACGCTTCCATCCCTTACTCTGTATTTCTTCATCGTCAGCACCTACCTTTCATAATCATCCAACGGTGTAATATTTCCGGCCTTGAGCTGCCTGTAAAAATACTCACAGCACTCACGGTCTTTGTGCGTCATGCCAAGTTCGGCATACTTGCAAGTACACCTTTTGATGCGTTTGTCGTGTGGATCATCCAAGAACGGACAGTGCTTGCAAAGATAGCGGATTCCCTCAAAGTGAAATTCATCTGCAACACTGTCTACAATGTGATAGGTTTCTTGATACGTGATAACAGCGGAAATGACATCGCCATTATCTGTGATTTGATGTGTCGGGTTATTGTCCGCAAGCTCATCCATTTTAGAGTTGAAAAGATTCGCAAATTCATTTGGATCAGTTGAACGGACAACAGCAACTTTTGTTACGCTCTCTCGCTTCATTAAAAAATGCACCTCCCTCTTTTTTAGGTAAGTGCATTCTATTCTTTTCTATTCGCTTTAATCAGTGAAAATTTCCGTTCCTTATGATTATAGGAATAGTTGTTGATAGAATGCACCGACTTTGATTTATTGGTTGTTCAGGTCTGCTACTGATTTTGTGTGAACAAGATTGGATAAAGTTCTGCCCTCTTTCGCAGCCTGTTCTTCTAAAGCCTTGCGTTCCGATGGCGTGAATCTTACCATTACTTTTTCCGTTCTTGTTTCTTTTTTCTTTTCCATAGCATACCTCCTATTGATTATTATACTCTGATGCTATACAATGTCAAGTGTTAAAGGAGGACAAAATCATGCGGAAAATCTTAATTATTATTATGGGTATTGTGATGACTTTTGCAATGTGTTCGTGCGGATCGGACGAGCCGGAACAAACCGCCCTCACCTACAATGACATCCAGGCTGAACAATTAGATGATGGTGGCGTAGTTTATACAGTTGTATATGGCATTGATGCTGAAGATACAGAACAATGGTCTGGACACTTTACCAATGCGGAAGTATTACAGACCGCTGTAGACGGAATCAAGGCGTGTATGAACCGTGACGATTGGACGGATAATTCTGTTGTATATGGCAAAGATTCAAACGGCGTGACCATGTATTCATATGGTGATGACGGTATGGACGGCAATTACACGCAGATACGCTTTTATCAAGTTGGCATATTTGACAGAGCTTATGATCTGCAAGATGAATTAAAGCAATAAAAAAGAGGCCCTTTTCAGGGCCTCAATAACTAAACACCGCTTGTGGAGGCAAAGACTACTGAACGGAAAACTACTAAATTCTATAAATGAAAAGATTTTTTTCAGTGTTTACTGAAGCGGTGTCAAGTTCTATTTGACCGCACCTGGTACGCATTATTAAGAGGCGTGTGCGGTGCTGATTAGATTTGTATAGTATGATAATTGATTATCTTGTGTTCAGTTCTGCTTCTGTTTGATTCTCTGTAAAAAGAAAGTTCAAAATACTGAAGTGTTGGTGTTGGCGGTATCTCATATTCATGTTTTACGCCATAACCACCAACAGACAGATTTGCATCCACAACAAGTTCGTGAAACGGCACTATTCTTGCTGTGGTGTTTATTCTGTCTACGGCAACACGTGCATGTTGCTGATAATATCCGTGATGGATGTGACCGCTTATTGCTATATCTGCGTCAAAACACGATATGAAACGCTGATGCTTGTTCCGTGTTGATCCGTGCGTTGTCAAACCGATAATTACTATCGGTCTGCCGTTGTGTTTGTTACCGAATGAATACTTTGTGATAGCCATGTTTTCTCGGTACACTTCCGGCACACCCCACCGCACACAAAGGTCATACAACGGACAAAGGCCGACCTCTTTAGTCACTCTTTCTTCGTGGTTGCCAGGAACAACAGCTGACATCTTATGTGCAACAGGCTTCAGCAATTCATACGCATACTCTATCTGGTCTTTGACAGGCATAACTTGCTGATACACGTTAGAACGTGAATTTTTTAATCCGAAGTCAGCAACGTCACCGCACAAGACCAGCGCAGCCTCGTCATCATCCTGAATAATAGACAGTTTCCGCTTCACAGCTCTTTCGTCAAACTCCTGGCTTCCTATATGAATATCCCCCAAGGCGTAAACACGCAATGTCTTATACGGATAATGTTTGACTATTACATCAAGATCGCTGTTCATACTTCTATAATCACAAGTGTCAGTGCGTAGATATAATTGGTATTGTCAGCGTACCTTGCAGACCGCTTGACGCTGACAGTGTGCCTTGAATGCCACCAGGAGCAGACAACGTGCCTGACAATTCACCGTGAACGTGCATCTACTTGACCTCCCCTACTATCTTCAGCTTGGCACTGATGAACGTGTCAACAGTTCCGTCCTCGTGCGTTATTTCCACATCGTAGTTGTATGTGCTGTTATCAAGAGCCGTTTCTGCGGATGAACAAGTGAATGTCAGCGTGTCATTCGGAATCACCTTTGACAGCTTCAGTTCGTATCCACTCTCGCCCTTGTATCCTTTAGACACCGCAAAGCGGATGACATCATTTGTTTCCGGCACATACGGCTCTATTGTCGGCTCGGTTGCCGGAGGCACAGGATCTACTTCATGCAGAAGTGTGACCGTCAGCGTAAGTGTGTCACCTCTCGTCAGTGTGATGTTGTTCTTTGCGTCAATATTGAGCATTTTCTGTTCTCCCTTTTAGATTTTTTCCTTGAATTCATCAATCCATTGCCACTGTGCCTTGTCATTCATTTCAAGCTTCACGATTCTGTCCTGAAGTGAATTGTGTTTTTCCATCTTCTTTTCAAGCTGTTCAATACGGTACAGCGTCTTTGAATTATTGGCAAATACCACTATTACATTGGACAGCATGGCCAGACCGCCTGTTATAAGTGCTACAATTACCGCTTCTGTCATAATATCTTCACCGTCCTTTATAAGCACATCACAACGTGATTGTGTTTGCCGTTGGAATGCGCTGTGATAAGTACGTCACCCCTGTACAGCTGCATTCCTTTTTTATATTTTTTACATTCAAAATTGCTGTTCTTTTTGTAGTTTTCAGCAAGTTGTTTACCACTACCGATGTAGCAGGTCGACAGTCCTGCGTAATGATTGCACAGACAGATCAGGTCACCACACGAGCAACCGCACTTGGTTTTGATCTTGGACAAATCATAGTTTACGGCCTTTGCCAGTTTGGTCATTGCCTTGTCCTTTCCGTATGCAGTCTCACCGTGTGAATTATAACCAATCGCATTGTTTGCTATTGCCTTTTCGCACATACTGGCTGCGGTATTGGCTTTGTTGATGTCCTTTGGCCTAAATACATAGGTCCAATTGTAGACCGATCCACTTGACGTTGAATAAGTGAATTTACTCCGCAATACCTCTTTGCCAGTGCTGTCACCAGCCTTGTGGTCATAATCTTTACGAGCATGTCCAACTGCTTTCATTGCTGTCCTGGTTGGTGATGTTGTCTTTGTCGGTGTCGGTGTGGTTGGTTTCGGTGCAATGTACTGATATGCCTTGGCTTTTGCATAGGAGTTTTTACCGTAAATACCATCAGCAGTTATGCCCTCTGCATACTGGAATGATGCAAGAGCATTGTATGTTGCATTACCAAAATCACCATCCACTACCAGCTTGAACGGATAATACCAGTTAAGGAACAACTGCAACTGTTTTACGCTGGTTCCTTTTGAGCCTTTTTTTAGTGTCGGTGACGGTATTGTTCCGTTGTACTTTCCGGTTGGTTTCGGTATTTTCTTTTCTACAACCTTACACAGCCAAATCCGTGGTATCAGGCCTTTCATTTGCGTCTCGTAACAGTACCAACCATCGTGCTTACGGCCACCACTGTCAAATGTCCTGAAATAGTGTTTGCCATTAGCGTGTTTGTACCCAGTAACGGCAATATAATGGCCTGACGTAGTCCAGGTGACACCACCACGAGTGCCTTTGCGGAAAAGAAACACACCGACATACCCTTTTGAGCATAAGTCAAAAACATCTGCCATCTTGTCAACCTGATGCGCATTTGTTGCGCCAAAAGCCTTTAGACAAGCTGGTATGCCGTTCCAAGCCGTTCCATTGTTACGGATCGCATAGCCTTTTGACTTCATCCAGTTGCCAGTGGTCAGTGGTGTGATCGTGGGATTGATTGCATAAAGGATATTTGCGCACGATGTTGGACCGCACCCTGCCGTAGAGTATGACGAGCTGCCGTTGTAGTTTTTCTTACCCCAACGTGAATCGTATTGTCTATATGTGCCAAACATTAATCTATCTCCCCAGTATCATCCATAAAGTTTTCACCGTCTGTTTTGCCTTTGCGCTGTTCTTTTTCAAGACGCATTGCACCAGTGTACTCGGCAGCGATCTCGGTAAAGTCATTGTTGTAATATGTGACACACGCAACAATAACAAAATTCAAAATAATAGACACCACCTTATAGATGATGTCCAGTGTTGGATTATTGAACGCTGTGATGTCAGTTGCCATCAGTGCCGTGTTTAACGATGTGGCTATTGCCAGGACCGTCCGTAGTTTTGTTCCAAAGTTCATTTATTTTCCCTTTCCGCATACACCACAACAATAGTATTCCTATTGTTAAGCCGATTGTGAATAGTATCATTTGTCAAGTAAAGTCTAAATCAAGTACAAATATTGCGTGATAATTGTTCGCTGATGGTACTGTTGCTCTTTTTTCAAACAAGTAATATGTTCCATTAGGCAAAACATAATACGGAGTCTGCATCATTCCGTTTGCGTCATATACTGAATACCTTGGATAACCCTCGTTTCCAAGCGTTGACGCTGTGTGGATACCTACGCCAACTGGTTTCCCACTACTCCACCCAGCATATCCTGAAGCAAGATAAATGTGTCCAACTGGAACAGTAAATGACAAATTACAATATGACCATGCTGTTGACGAAACCTTATAATTATTTGAAACAAGAGCGCTTTTCCATGTAACCATTGGAATCTTTGCTTTTGCCACCAACAACTTCGTCATCAACTTCTTCATATTAAGCATATGTCCACCCCCTCTCGGAAGTGGCTAACCCCAAGTAATCAATGCAGAACGATATGATAAATAGCAGTTGCTTGTTAAGCCAGTTACTGCAATCGTATCTCCCTTTTTGACCATTATGGTGACAATCGTTGCGTGATTGTTTGATTCTGTATGGAATACAACATCCCCAATATTTGCACCGTTCCAAGTTATACTGCAATAACTTCTCACCGATGAGATAAAGTTCAAATACAATATGCCAGTGTGTGTTACTTGCCAGGACCAGTTGGATGTGCGATTTGACTGAAATGGTCGCACTTGTAATGTAGTTGGTTCGTTGACGGTCTTTAGTTTCTGTATGATTTTCGTGAGCAATTGCTTGGTGTTTAACATACTGCCACCACCTTTCGGCGGTTGACATAAATACCCTTATGAAGTACCCCCCCCCCAGCGATGTTCTTGCACCCATATATTTTTTTAATGATTATATAGTTGCCATCTGTAGGGTTGCCACCTAATGCCCACTGCTTGTTCCACCCTTTAGTTAAAGCAGTTCCGTTAAAAGTTCCAATGTACCCTTTGATATATGTGCTTCCAGTTATTCTTACACTGTCAAGACAAGCATTAAACTGTGATGCTCCATTGGTTACAAATTCTCTTGTTAGGTAAGTTCCATCGTTATCAACATAGTGAACAATTATTTTATTGTAATTAGCGACCGACTTTGACAAGACTGCATTTCCACTGGTCGACCCATTATAGAGCAAGTCACAGTTGCAGTTGTCCACCAATTTAGTCAGCAGTTTCTTAACATTTAGCATACGCTCTCCTTTCTACTCTATTACATCACTTGCCCAACCGAGCGCAGTGATGGCTGCATAAAGGTCGTGGTCTACTCCGGATGCAGCGGAAGTGTCCAGGTCATATTTAGGCAGCGTCTTGTCAACGTAGTTGCCACCGCCTCCGCCACCGCTGCCAACATAAGTTGATGACGAGCTGACGTTCAGTGCCTGTGCCAGCGTGACAGACAGATCGCCCAGCTCCATTTCCTCATACTTGGATGTAAGTACATTCCAGACCGTCTTGACTATCTTGAAATTCCCACTTGTGTTGTAGTCTGGGAAAATGACGTTGATGGTGTCACACAGTTTGCACTGAAGCAAGTTTTGGTAGTCAGCGAACTCGCCCATATCCTGCAGACGTACAAAGCTGACCTTGATGTTCTGCTGCGGATTGTAGGTGTTATTGGATGACATATACGAAAGTCCAGCTGCCTCGACTTGTGCCTTGGTCGGCTGGTCCTCGAACTTCTCGGTCACATCGAGAGGAACACACTCGCCACGACCTGCAGGAGTGAGAGCACCGCTGTCCTGTTTGTCACCTACGATGGTGGTCGTTCCGTCTGTCCAGTACGGTATGCACGAGCTGTATGAGCTCTGGCTGTCATACTCGTCATCGTAGGACAGCATATTCACACCGTAACGGATGCTGAAGTCACGGTACTGGCCACGTGATGACCACAGTTTCACGGTCCACTTGTCCCATTCGTACTCGCCACCGTATGCGTCAAGGACAGAGCCCTCTATACCTCCGAGCATCTCCCTTACTGAATGAGGAATGCCGTTGGCAGAGCCAAGGTAGCCTGTGCTTGTCTTGTCTGTCCAATATGTGAACGGATTAGATGGCTGTGCGTTACCGAACAGCGTGAATGCATCCGCAAGGCTGTTGATGTTTGAGCCTGTGACCGTCATCCGTGTCTGCCTGTATGAAATGTGTACGCAATGAAAAGTTACGATGCCCTCTATCGGTTTTTCAAACCCTACGATGTCAAACGGCTGAACGTCACCGCTTTCATCGTGCGTTACGCCTATGATTCTGCCGACCTGGATCAAGTCATAGTTTGCACCGTCCATCGGATATTCAAAATCACACTCGTAGATGCCGTTGCGTTCTTCGGTAACAGTACAGCTTATGCAATCACGTAATCTGCCAATGCCATTACTCGTGAATGCTGTTTCGGTTTTGTCATACAGAATCGGTATCATACTTTCCACCACCTTGGCACTATGTCTACTTTAGTGAACGTGTTGTCAAAGGTTATCGTGGTATTTCCACTTGGTAGTGTCGGCAATTCGGCTGGCATACTGACCGCATTGTTTATTGATACCGCAGTGCCATTTTCAATGTTGTATGCTTCTCCAATATCAAGGTCAATGTAGATTGGCGAGCCGAGCATTGACTTTGTTGAATTGCCAAAAATATCAGGAGTTGTTGCTGATGTGGAAAATGATGCAATGTTTGTGAACGATGACGGTGTGATTCCAATAGAAAATGTCAGCGTACTGTCACCGTTATATGTAATTGCACCAGAAACGGTTACGGAATACGATGTGGTTGAGCCTTTTTTCGTAACGTGGAATGTTCCACTTACTGAATAATTTAATGAGTCTGCCGTTCCTTTTGAGAAAGTAACGTCATCTGGTATAATTTCCAGGAAATATGTTTCTGACCATGATGACGGTACAATAGAGCAATTAGTGGCTGATAATGAATTACGAACGAATGCTCCACCGTATCCCGTTTCTCCATGTGCTTCAATCCTCAACAACGAGCCTGATACCGTGAACGAATCCCCTGTGTCCATTGCACTCATATCAAGTCCAACTGTTCCTGATGTCCCACCATTTGCAAGTATTACAGTTCCGTATGTGGCATTTTCAATGGTAATTGGCTGACCACCAATATCAATCCCACCATACCCATACACCTGCAACTGTGGTCTTGCATCAAACAGCGTTGGATTCGTGATGTCGTTTCCACTCGTCAGCGTGGTCTTGGTTTCTCCTGAAGTCAGCCATCTCTGTGGCTTGCATTCAAATACAAGGTCAAACTCGCCTGTCAGTAATCCCTCGTGGTCTACTTCAAGACCGCTTTTGTAGATTGCCATGCGATACTCGCCGCTGTTGTAGTCATCTGTTAATCTACAGTAACCCTCTTTGCTGCACAGGAAGTTACGCAGATTACTGACGGCTTGTGCAAAGTCCGCTTCAGTGTCTGCTACGATTCCGGCTGGATACGTCACTTCTATGTTGTTGAAGTTGCCGTGGTCAAGTGCGTATGCTCCGTTTCGTCCAGGTATGGTCACCATCTCTACATTTCTCTGTGGTGCATTGAACACGGCTTTTCCTGTGATATACACGCCGTACTGTGCGGAGTTCGTATTGTCAAATGTGAATGTCTTATAATTGCTTGGTGTTGGATTTACGCCCATGCCTCTGTTCTCCTCTTCTGTGCCTGTATCAGTTTGCGTTCAACCGCATTGGCAAGTTCCGTCACGCTCATTCCGTCACTACCGTATACGTTCATCACGATTTGTCCACCGCCTCCGGCAGCCTGTGCAATATCACGCATCAGTGCATTACGTCCGTACAAAACTTCGTCACCAGCCTCACCAGCACCGAACAAAGTTGCACCGCTGAACAGATACGGATTCTGCATTGCTTTTTTATGCCATGACCAATTAACATTGAAGCCTGTTGGGTATGTAATAGTTTTGCCAAGCACCGATTTTGATCCTGTTTTAAGGCTGATTGATGGTGCATAGAAATGAATCAATTTTCCCAACTTCAAAGGGAAGAATCCTTTAATTTTTCCAACTATATCACTCACAGTTTTCTTTGCCGTTTCAATCGGTTTTGTGATGGCTGATTTAACACCATTCCACACTGTAGATGCGGTGGTTTTTATCGCATTCCATGCGGTGAGCAGATTATTCTTCAATGTATTAAAGTTGTTCAAAACTTGCGTTTTGATTGTTGTGACCACGTTTGTAATAGCCGTTTTGATTGCATTCCAGACCGCACTTGCCTTTGCTTTGATGGTATCCCAATTCTTGTACAGTGCAATGCCGATTGCGATTGCAGCTGCGATGGCAGCCACCGCAATTCCTATTGGTGCTGCGAGTGCTGCAATGGCTGGCCCAGCGATAGCAACGATGGATATAATACCGCCGATTGCCGATATAAGTGAGCCAACTACCATCAGCACAGGCCCAAGAACAGCCGTGATTCCGGCAAGAGCCAATGCGAATGTGGCAAGCTGTGGATGCTGTTTAAACAGATCAATGACTTTCTGCAACGCTGGCATCAAGTGTACCTGAAACCATGACACGCAATCTGCTACAGCCGGAAGCAATACCGCACCGATTTCTTCACCCATGTCACCAAGTGCGTTCTTTGCTTGCTGTATCTTTCCGGCATCCGTCTTGGCAAATTCGGCATTCATGTTGCCTACGTTCTGCGTGACAACTTCAGCAAGCATTGCGGCTTTTTCTTCCTCTGTGCCGTATTTCAGTACTTCTGCTTGTGCGTCTGTGAATGAGATTCCGGCACGTTTGAGCGCTCCTGTCTGGCCCATCATAGCCTTACCGAACATATTTGCAAGATTGACAGCATCTTCCTGTGTTCCGTTCAAGCCTTTTTGCTGAACAAGCAGATTCTCAAACGCTGGCATCAGTTTATTGACCGTTGACGGCATTGATGAGTATGTTGCCATCTGCTGACCGAATGACAGTGCGACCTCATCACCAACAACACCCTGTTGCTGAAGTGCGGATGCAAGTTTCATCGTTGAACGTGCAGCACCCTCTGTTGCGCCCATTCTCGTTTTGTATATTTCGGTCAGTTTCTGTTCAGCCTGTGCTTGCTGTTGGCTCAAGTCAATCAGCTTTTTTCCGGCATATATTCCAGCCATACCCCACACGGATACTGTGGTTGTGATGGTGCGTCCGGCTGATTTTATTTTTGATCCAGCCGTTTGAAACGCCTGACCGACAGCCAATACTTGCTGCTTGCCGACAGATCCGAATGCTTTTAGTTCTGCCTGTGCCTGTTTCAGCTGACTTTCCGTCTTGATGATTTCACGCTGAAGCTGTCTGTACTGTGCAGAATTTTCGTCAACACCATTGGCAGCCATCTTGGCTTGCATTGCTTTGAGCTGTTTCAGTTTTTCCTCTGTCTGGTTTACAGATTGCTTTAAAAGGTCAAACTTCTGCTTCAGCAATGTTGTGTTGCCAGGATTAAACTTCAAAGCCTGATTGATCTGCCGAAGTTCTGCCTGTGTTTTGTTGATAGTGCCTTGTGCCTTTTTAAGTCCGGCATTCAGTTTACTGACATCAGCACCGAATTCAATTGTGATTCCCTTGATGAATCCAGCCATTGATTACCTCGTTAAAACTTGTCAAAATCGTCTTGTGTTGCCTTGTATGGGTACTTGTATTCATCATTGCCCTTTTCAATGAGCATATCCGATACAAGGCCGTATTCTATATTTTCTAAATCGTCTATGCTTAACCCAAGTTCCATACAACGGAGCATAAATAGCCCTGTTGTAAATGGCCTTGTGCTTACACGCTTGTTTTTCTTTCCTTTAGGGTGTAGCTGTGCCTACAGTGGAATCCATATAAATGTTCAGAATATCTTCAGCAACGCTGATGAATGCCATTGCGCTAAAATCTTCAAGCCACGTTATGAATTCATCATAGTTCAGCTTGTTCATGTCCACCTTTTCGGCTTGCTTGCTCATAATGTATGCAAGTTCCGTAATGGTTTCCACGCCCTGTGCTTCTGCTTTTTCCTCATTGCCAAGAATGGCAAAAAGGTCTTTCTTGAATACTTGTTTGTAGCGGAACGGTGTTGCTGCGTTGGCAGCAAACTCCATTTCCTTTCCGTCAATCGTTAAAGTTTTGAACATAATTCTTGCCTCCTATGGAATTACATTACATACTACAAAAAACCCACCAGAAGCGAGTTTTGTGCCTCTGGTGGGTATCTGCATTGTTAGTCCTGAACGGTAGTAAACCAATTGGTGTACGCCGTTGAAGCTGTGTTTGCACACTGTGCCTTGACGATGCTGTCAAACGCTCTTGGTGAAGCGGTGATCTCTCCGCTTACTGTCTGTACTTCTATACCATCTTCAGTTGTTGAAGATTCAATATCAGGTCTTGCCATCTTGCAATTGTACAGAGCATACTTTGTAGCGTTCTCGTCACCCTCAAACTGAAACAGGAGTGCAAACGCCTTTGGCTGTACTGTGGCATCTTCGTAATATACGCCTGTCTTTGCACCTGTGCCGACAGTTTCACCCATGATGTCTGTCTTGAATGAATCTGGAATCATAGCACTTTCAAAGTCACCGCTGTAGCCGTTGTTTGCGATAGCCGTGAAGTACTTCACGTTGTCAGCATAGAAGTCATTCGTGTCGCCCTCTGCCGACAGTGAAAGATTAACAGCACCAGGCCACGGAACAGGTGTTCCGTATGTCACGGTGTTTGTACCAACAGTAACAGTTGCATAGTGGACGTTTTTAAGTCCGTACTGTACCTTGTTAGCCATTTATGATTACCTCCATCTCGTAGGTAGTTTGATATAACTTTTCATCGTTAAGAAAATCTGTTTGCTTGTACCATGTAAGTCCGGCATTCTTGAGTGCCGATTCAACGGTGGCTTCCGTTGTCGCATCCTTTGTTGTTGTGTAAAGTTCAACGAACAGCTGTCTTTTGTTGACGTAGTTGGAATCATCCGCAAACACATCATTCTCGCTTGGATAGTAGTACACAAGATACGGTGGATTCGGTGTCTGCGAAAAATGACTATAACGCCAAGGCAGACCACATGATGCAATCAAATCTGCAATTTCTTTTTTCGTCATAATTTCGCCATAACCTCCTCGTAGAATCTGTTAGCGTACTCTTCTTCCACTCTTGCAATGGTGCCTGTGTAGTTTGCGTATTTCGGATAATGACCACCACCGCCTGTTGGATGCGGCTTTTCAAGAAGATGCGTTAGTTGATAGTCAGTTCTGTTGTACACGGTGTCGGACAGTTTAAACGCACCGCCCTTTTGAGCCTTGTGCGACCATCCTCCGGCATATTTGCCACCAGGAGCAGAGCCTTTGAGCGCACTTGCTGCCTGTCTGCCGATGGCCTTGGTTTCACTTTCCAACATGTGCAGAACGTCATCACCATACTGTGCAATTGCCTTTGTTACCGCTTGTTCAAAAGCCTCTGGCCTTATCACTACGCCACTCATACGCCCATTTTCCTTTCTGCGTACAATTCCAGATTGTCATTAGATCTGTAAGTGCGGTAGATCGCATAGCGTTCATCGTGATACTTGACTATAGGCTGTCCGCTGTAGTCACCGAAAAAGATTGTGAATTTATATTCTGGATTCAGTTCCGTATTGGCAGCCTGATAGAATTCACTCTGTGAAATAGAATCCACTTCGCAGAAAACTTGCGTTTCTACCTCGGTGTATTCTTCGTTGCCGTAGTTGTCTGTTGTCACGGTCTGTGCAATCAGTGTCAGTACATCTGTCATACACCAACACCCCAATCCGTGTATCCTGTGGCGTTCATCAGCTGTGCTTTCTGTTCGTCATAGGCTGCTTTCAGCTTGTCATAGTTTGACGGTGCACCGAATGACATTCGCACATAGGTCATTATTGCCTTGCTGACCAGGCTGTCCAGCGTTGTTGTTTCAACACCAGCAATGCCAAGGTCAAGCTGCGCTGCATCTATGTATTCCTGTATTTCGGTGTCATACGCATCTGTAGTAACACGCATTGCCGTCTTGCAAGTATCCAATAAAGCCATTTATTTGCCATCTCCATTTCTTATTGCGTTGTAAAAGGATTTTGTAACAGGCGTATATGCCATGTGACCAAGGCTGATGCTCGGATCACAGTAAATCTTGTAGCCGTGTTTTCTTGCCCTTATACAAAAAGCGCAATCTTCTCCGGCATTTGCCAACGGTGAAAACCACACGCCACCGCCCTCTTTTGCGGCGATGTCAAGCAGACAATCAGTACGCATGAGAACGCATCCGAATCCGCATCCCTCAACTTCAAAGAGTTCGTCAGGAACGTCATTGTAATCAGCAAAGTCAAGCAGACCATTTTCGTCTATTCCCAACTTGCTGAATAATACAGGCGTAAACGGATGCCCTCTCCTGAAGTAAAGTCCTGACAGTATTTCCACTTCTGGATGTTCGTCAAGTACTTTCATCATGCGTTCAAGCGTATCCGGCTCAAAGACCATATCCGAATCAAACCACATAATGTAGTCACAATCATTTTCAACAGCCATTGCTGTCAATCTGTTGCGTGAATCGTATATTAGTGAGCCTATGTGAAAACATACGATACTCTGTCCAACCTTTTTCAGTGTGGTCAAACTCTGTGCGAATCTTGCGCTTACCATGTCCATACATGGTACAGCAATCAGTATTTTCTTCTCTTCCATGATAATTGCCTCCACTCAACCTCATGCTTTTACTACTTCGTAATCTTGCAGAATGCGTTCGGTGCGACTACGCCGATACCGACAAACTCTCTGCCGATGATTCTTACGAGGTCATAGTCAGCCTGTGACAGATCGTCAACCTTGAAGTCGATTCCCTCACCGTTAGGGAAGTTGAACAGAGCGCCCTGTTCAAGGTCACCAACGATAGCATAAGGAACGCCTGTGGTAGCAGCTGTGAACGAAGTAATGCTGTTGTTGAACAGTACAGGCAGACCCTCAAACGGATCAGCATCAAAGCCGTTAGCATACTGTGCAGCCTTAAACTGTCCCCAGGTAGCCTTGTTCATCATTACTACAGGATTTGCAGCCTCATCGGACAGCTGTGCCATAGCCTGTGCAACCAGACCAACACCGACAGTTGTTGATACGATAGCCGGAACAGCTACCTGTGTTGAAGTTGATACTGTGCCACAAGCCTTGATTGCGGTAATCAGCTCGTCAGCAGCTTTCTTTGCGATCTTGTAAGTAAGCTCATCGTAGATGTAGCGGAGGAATGCCTCGCCACGGAGATCCAGAGCCTCATCGGATACGGAGATCCACTTCTTGATTGACTTCGGTACGATGTTTACAGTACCAAGTACCAGGGATTCCTCGGATACCTGCTGGCCCTCGGTGTGGTAGGTGGCATCTCCAGCCGACAGTTCAAATCCAACCTTGAGGTTGCCCTGAATGTAGGCCTTTCTTACTCTTGCCGTGATTCCGTCACGCTCCCATGCGGTCTTTACGATGTCGTAGACCATTTCAGGAACAGCGATAGTGCCGGAAACGTTTTCAGTGAGGATGCTTCTGCATTCTGCATCGTCACCTGTCTTGATGTACTCCGCAAATGCGTTGATGTACTCGTTTGTGTTTCTGATTTCCATATCAGTCATTTTGATGTCCTCTCTCTTTTCAAGTTCAATGACTTCTTTGTTAGCAATAACTTCTTCCATTGCTCTCTTTTCTTCAGCAATGGCTGCTTCGGCTTTCTCAATTTCAGCCAGAACGTTCTGCCGTTCTTCCATCAGTTCAGCACTTCTTGTTTCAAGCTCGGTAGTGTCAGCCCTCTCTACAGCCTCTTCTACGGCTGTATCTTCTTCGGCTCTCTCTTCTTCCGGCTCTTCAAGCTGTGCAAGGATGTCGGTCAGTTCTGCGTCAATTGCTGCAAGCCTTTCCCTTAATTCGTCAAGTGTCATTTGGATAGTTCCTCCATGATTTTCTTTTTCAGTTCTTTTCGCTTCGCAAGATCACTCCGTCTTTCTTCCTCTGCCTGAAGTCGCTCCGCTTCGGCAGCCTTTTCCGCTTCAATCACTCCGTTGAAGTAGTCACGTGCAAAAAGTTCTGTTGTAGGATTGGCTGGAAAACTCACAGCCGATATGTCAAAGACCTTTGCTATGCGGTCAATGATTCTTGTTCTTGTGTCAGCATCGTAGTGTTCGTCTGCCACTGTGAATGCAAATGACATCTGCGGATAATTGCCAGCCACTACATCTTCGTAGTGTTCTCTGGCTGCTCTCGTTCTTGACAGATCCGTGACCTGATGCAGACCGTGTTCGTCTACATCAAGCTTGACAGTTCCAGCAGATGACCTTGCGTACACTTTGCCCTCGTGGTCAATGCGGTACACAACGTCCGTCAGGTCAGCCTCGTTGAATGCGTCTGGCATTATCCTTTCGTTGTAGTCTACGCCGTCAATCTCTACGAGCTTGTACGGCTCAAAAGTTGAAGCATATCCCTCAACTAAAAAAGACGGCTCGTCACCGTCTTGCTTGACTTCAAAAGTCATGTTTCTGTATTCTCTATTCTGCGTCATTGGTTTCTTCCTCCAATTCGTCTACGTTCTTGTACTCGCCACGTATCGTGCGTATATCTCCACCATCAACAGGAGCCAGGTTGAACACCTCACGTGCTTCGTTAATGGAAAAGATGCCTCTGTCAGTAAGCTGTGCAGCTACCTGTAATTTGTCTGCGTTGCTCATGTACTGAAGTCTGTTGGATGTGAAAATGACTTCGTTGCCGTTTGCCCTTTCTCGCTCGGTGTACATTGCCTTTGTAAGACCATCCGACAGCGCAATGGCAAATACTTCAACGCATCCCTCATAGAACGCCGCCCAGGAATCACCGTATGCCCTGTTCTGCAATACGTCCTCATTGACGCCGAAGTAGTTGTAAACGTTGTTCTGTATCTGCTTCATCTGGTCAGCGTCTACAGTAAACGGCTTGTTGTCATACTGATGAATGTCTGTGTAGGTATTTGGGAACAACAGCATTCCGTCCGATTCACCGCTGAATGCAAGTGATCCGAATCGCTGTGCCTCTTTCTTCAAATCTTCATCCATCGTGAAGTTTGACATCTTTGCCCAGAAGCGGAACGTAGCACCGTTCTTGATGGCCTCCTCTATGCCTTGCTTGTTAAGGTCAATCATTTTGACCGTTGGCTCAAGTGCATAGTTCGTTTCACCGAAGAAGTCACGCTTGTACTGATGCTGTGTCAGTATGACGCATTCCGACAGCCGGACAGCTCCGACACTGTGGTCATGGAATTCATACCGCAGCCACGGCTCTTCCTTGTACTCAAGCAACTTACATCTGTCAGGAAGTACTGTGTAGTAGCCTGTTGTTGCAAGGTTTTTATCTTTTACAGGAACGATGAATGCCGTGTTGTGGATGTCAAGTATCGTTGATGTCCTCGCAAGGAATTGAGGCCATGTCTGCCACTGATTTGGCCCTTGATGAAGTTTTGCCTGAAGTCCGATCTTCGCAGCACCTGTGCTGTCAAACTTCAGCTTTGATATGTGCCTTGCCCTCGCATAGATAGCTGCACGAATTAGTTCACTTTCGTAGATAGATCCTTGCCAAGTATGAAAAACAGGCTTGTACGGTGTCAGCGTCTTGAAAAACTGTGCCACCTTTGCTTTTTCCTGTTCTCTGTTTGGTCTAAAGATCGCATCAAATAAACCCATAAATGTTACCTCTCGTTTTTTAGCCGTCCACCGAATTCCGCATACCATTTCTGTCTAACAGTAAGCGCATCCAGCAAAGCAGCCATGCCGTCAATGTGTGCTGTCGGTGATACCTTTACAAGTCTGCCCCTACCTCGCTCGGCACTCATCTTGACCGCACTGTTCAAAAAATGCATCTTCAGCAAGTCTTGCTCACTTCCGATGTTTATTTTGCCGTCTTTCATCAAACCCTCGGCTTCTTGCATGACACCCCAGAGATTATCACCCTGATAAACATCGTCACACTTGAAGCCGTAGTTGTTCATGTCCTGAATTAAATACTGTGCGCTGTATCGGTCATAACCGATAATCAGCGGAAGTATTTCATATTGTTCAACAAGTTCTATAAACCACTTGTAACAATCCTTGTAGTCAACGAAGTTGTCACCGCTTGGATCAAGTAAGCCACGTTCAATGAATATCCGATACGGAACGCCGTCACGCTCCTGTGCTTCGTCAATGCGTTCCGATGGCAGCCAGAATTTGCTGAACACGTTTAATTTTCCGTCACGCTCAATGACCACACACGCAGATGTCAAGTCAGTAGTCTGTGACAGGTCTATGCCACCGACACAGTACGAATGTGCAAAATCTGCAAGTTGTATGTCATTCGTCATGCACTTCTTGATGGTCTGTGTTGACAACCAAGCCGTGCTGCTGTTCTGCTTCTGGCAACAGTACTTTGTGATAAATTCAACTTTCTTTGACAGGCTTCCCTCGGCTATTGCTATTTCTTCAAGCAGATAATCAACAGGAACGGACACGCCAAGATTTGGATTTGCTTTCCGCAGCTCGTTGATGTCATTCCACTTTTCAAGGTCATCTATCATGTACAGAAACGGCAATAGCCTTGTTTCTTTGCTTTCACCAAGAAGAAACCTTGTTGACCGCTTCAGTAGTTCATCAAAGATACTGTCGTTCTGGTAGCCGGAAGTGGTACAAGCGAGCATAATGCCCTCTGGCCTTGCACCCATTCCAGACTTCATTACCTCGTACTGTTTAAGTCCGGCGTCACCTTGCCAACTTGCAACCTCGTCACAGATGCACAGTGACGGATTGAAGCCATCACTCTTCTTGGCTGAAAACGCAATCTTCTTGACAGTGCTGTTTGACGATTCAATGTACAAGTCCGTCATTCTGTGTCTTGCGGTGTTCGGCTGCGCTTCTACAGGCACATCTTTGTTCTGCATCAGTTCCGGCTCTTGCGTTATCATCGTCCAAATATCGTTGTAGATGATGTCTGCCTGGTCTAACTTCGGTGCGACACAGTAAACCCTTGCACCAAAGCCACCGTCCTCAAAGAAAATGTAATTTGCAATGGCTGACGCAAACAGTGACTTTCCGTTCTTGCGTCCGACCACAAGAAACACTTCACGGAATTGCCTTTTTCCGTTCTTCGGATCGCACAGACCGAACATACAAGCAAGTAACGCCTTTTGCCACAGTTCAAGCTGAATGTGTCCTGGTGCTTTTTCACCCTCTGTGTGGTGACAGTATTTTTCTATCCACTCTATCGCTTTGTTGGCTTTTTTCGCATCGTATTCATACGTACCGTCCTCAATACCGTGAACAATGCGCTCATACAACGCTAAAATCCACTTACCAACAAGCGTAGAGCCGTCTTTGATGTCTTGGTAGTATTCAAGTATGTAGTTGTCCATCTTCCTCTTGCTGAAGCGGTGCGAAGTCTGTGCTTCTCACGCTAAACTTGACCTATTTTGTCCTATATATTTTTTTGTAC